GCACTAATTATCCTTGATATATTAGTGCTAATTGACACTAATTTAAAAAAAAGTGTTATATTTGAGTCAAGAACGGCACGAAGTAGAGTGAAAAACGAAATAAAAACACTACTTTTAAAGTGTCAAGAAAAACAAAAAAACAAAAAAAACTATGCCTTTAGCCTCACTTATTCCTAGTATTATTACTGGTGGTGCCTCCTTATTAGGTGGCGTATTAAACGCTGGCTCTCAAATGGGAACTAATAGTTCTCAACTTAGCTATGCTAAGGAAATGTACGATAAACAACGTGCAGATGCATTGACTGATTGGAATATGCAAAATGAATACAATAGTCCTAAACAACAAATGACTCGCTTTAAAGAAGCGGGATTAAATCCTAATCTTATTTATGGTCAAATGTCTAATAGTCCTGTCGTTCGTACTTCTAGTCCTCAAACATACAATCCAACTGCTCCTCAAGTTGATCTTGCTCAGTCCGCTGGTATGGCTCTTAATTCTTATTATGACACACAATTAAAAACTGCTCAAACTGATGCAGTTAAAGCCCAGGCGGATTCTGCTAAACAAGATGTACTATTAAAATCGTTAGATGTAATGAAAAAAACTGCAGATATTCCTTATTTACAAGATATTGCAAAAAGTAATGCTAATAAAGCTATTACTGATGCTGGTGCATCTTATTATGATCTTACTGAAAACGCTCCTAAGCGTACTGAATTATTAAAACTTCAAATTCAAGGACAAAATTCTATTAACAAGCAAACAGATGCTAATGTTATTAAAATTAAACAAGATATTGAAAATCTTAAAAAATCAGGTGATTTATTAGAGTTTGAGAAAAAATTAAAAGCTTATCAAGTTGATAATCAAGATATTAACAATATTGTTAATTTAGTTACAAAAGTATTAGGTTTGGTACCTGGTATTGGAGGATTATTTAAATAAATTATGGAAAAATTTATAGAGTTTATTCAAGAGTCTATCAAAACCATAGAGAATATGGAATTAGAAGACCAACATAAAGCCCTGGTAGCTTCCAGGTTAGATAGTATTTGTGGATTACTTCAAATAACAATGTTTCACTTAAAACAAATCGAAAATGAGAAATCGTAGAGGTTACAAAGGACGTAAGTCCTACGGTCGTAAAGGTTACGGCAAGAGAAGTAAAGTTTCAAGAACTTATTACATGTCACGCGGTGGAATCCGTTTATAATTATGGCTAAGAATATTTTTAATTCTATTCAGTTAAAGAAACCTAAGAAAAATTTCTTTGACCTTACACATGATGTGAAATTGTCTACAAATATGGGACAATTAACTCCTATTTTAACATTAGAAGTTGTACCTGGTGATAGTATTGAATTAGGTTGTGAATCAATTATTCGCTTTGCACCTTTGACCGCTCCAGTTATGCATCGTATGGATGTTACAATGCATTATTTCTTTGTGCCAAATCGTATTTTATGGGATAATTGGGAAAAGTTTATTACTAATAATGGTCCAAATGGAACTGGTCCTGATATTGTTGCTCCTTTTATTACGCCTAATACCGATTTTTATACGCCTGCTCAATTACAATTTTTGGATTATATGGGCGTTCCGCCTATTCCGGTTGGTGGTACTTTAACACAGATTAATGCTTTACCATTAGCTGCTTATCAGTGTATTTATAATGAATATTATAGAGATCAAAATTTAATTGCACCGGTTGATTATAAGTTAAAAGATGGTAATAATATTATAGAAGTTAGTGATATTGCGAGATTTACTACATTAAGAAATCGCGCATGGGAACATGATTATTTTACTGCTTCATTACCTTTTGCGCAAAAAGGTGCGGCTGTAGATATTCCTTTAGGTGCTGTTAATGGTGATGCACGTGTATTAGGTAATGAGGGTATTTTAGGTTCTGGTACAGTTCTTACTGGTTCCCCTTATAATGCTGCTATCGTCACAGATACTCCATCTGCTGGAGTAGATACTTCTTTATGGGCTCAAGTTGACGGTTTACAAGTTGAACCGACTACTATTAATGATTTACGAAGAGCTTATCGTTTACAAGAGTGGTTAGAAAAAAATGCTCGTGGAGGTACACGTTATATTGAAAGTATTTTATCACATTTTGGTGTAAAATCGTCCGATGCTAGATTACAACGTCCTGAATATATTACTGGTGTCAAAACTCCAGTTGTTATTAGTGAAGTATTGAATACTTCAGGTACCGAAGGTGAATTACCTCAAGGTAATATGGCTGGACACGGTATCGCTGTTTCTAGTGGTAAGTCTGGTTCTTATTATGCTGAAGAACATGGTTATATTATTGGTATTATGTCCGTAATGCCTAAGACTGCTTATCAGCAAGGCATACCACGTACTTTCTTAAAATTAGATCCATTAGATTATTTCTGGCCTTCATTTGCTAATATTGGTGAGCAAGAAGTTCAAACTCAAGAGTTATATGCATATACCACAAATAAAGAAGATACTTTCGGTTATGTTCCTCGTTATGCTGAGTATAAATATATGCCTTCTCGTGTTGCTGGTGATTTCCGTAATTCTTTGGATTATTGGCATTTAGGCAGAATTTTTGGTTCAGAGCCTACATTATCACAAGAATTTGTTGAGTGTACTCCTGAAGATACAGAACGTATCTTTGCTGTAACTGATCCAGATGCTCAGAAATTGTATTGTCATGTACTTAACAAAATTAAGGCTGTGCGTCCAATGCCTAAGTATGGTACACCGACTATTTAATGTCTACTCGATGTATTACTCCGTTTCAAGTTAGAGATAAAATTACTACTCAATGGATGGCGCTACCTTGTGGTAAATGTCCTAATTGTATGAAACGGAGAACATCGGGATGGTCTTTTAGGTTGATGAAAGAGGGCGAGCGCTCTGAGACTGCTTTATTTGTTACCTTGACATATGATACTAAATACGTACCTCTTACTAAGAATGGGTTTATGAGTTTAAATAAAAGGCACATCCAAACTTATATGAAACGTTTAAGGAAATTATCCGATAGAAAATTAAAGTATTATGTGTGTGGTGAATATGGTAGTAAACGAGACCGCCCTCATTATCATATGATTATATTTAATGCTGATGCCGAAAAAGTGGAAAGAGCTTGGTCTGAGTATCGCGCTGGGTGCGGTTATGTACCTTTTGGTACTATATATATTGGCGAAGTCAATGAAGCTAGTATAGGTTATACTTTAAAGTATATGCAAAAACCAGGTAAAATACCCAAACATCAAAATGATGATAGACAAAAAGAGTTTAGTTTAATGTCTAAAGGTTTAGGACAAAATTATGTTACAGATGCCATGATTAAATGGCATAAAAATGACCTGGTTAATCGTATGTATGTTCCTATAAAGGATGGTAAAAAAATTGCTATGCCGCGTTATTATAAGGACAAAATGTATAGCGAAACTCAAAAGTTATTGATTAACAATCATTTAAAGATTGTTATGAATGAAGCTGAAGTAAAGCAAGAACTTGAATTAATTCAAGAATTTGGCAATATGTGGTCAAAAAAACTATTTGAACGTCACGAACAACAGTTTAAAAAAATGTACAAAAGTTCACAACTCGGAAGAGATAAATTGGAAAGTTATGAAAGTTAAGAATTCATTAAATGCAAATACTTTTGAAAAAAAGTATAAAATATTTACTCAACCGTCTATGACGGTACCTGATCAAAGTATGTCTATTAAGACAATACTTGAAAGATACGCAAGGGGGCTCCCAGTGGGCGGTCGCCTTGACGAGTATTATGATGAAGAGGATACTCTTCCAAATCCATTAACATTGGATTTAGCTGAACGCCAAGAATTGGCGGAGCTATATACAAATGAGATTAATGAAATTAAATCTCGAAAAAAAGTTATCAACAATGTTGATAAGTCTGTGGATAACTCCGAGGGAGATATCCAAATCAACGTGGAGACGGAATCGTAAGGGCTTTGCCCTGGATTCTGTCCCACAAAAGCCACGATGAGTGGCGATATGCACTAATTATCCTTGATATATTAGTGCTAATTGACACTAAT